AAGACCGACAGGCAACTCAAAACCATCCCCGTCAACACAGCCCACGGAATAGATGCTTCCTTCAGGGGAACTGGCTGATAAGACAACGGAGTTGTAACCGCTACTGTTTGCTAATTCCGACACTTGTTTAGGTATTTCCATAACGCAAAAAGGCACATAAAAAACGCCTTGCTGCAAAAGTATAAAATTATTTTTTAATTCAGTCATTCATGGACATAAAAGAATATTCAAAACTGATAAAAGCCAAACGGAAAGAACTGGATGGGCTAATGAAACGGAAAATGCCGGTTATCGCTGGACGAATGGCAAAAGACCATTTCCAGGACAACTTCCGCCGGGAAGGTTTCGTAAACGGAGGATTACACCCGTGGCCGAAAGCGAAAAGGCTGTCCTCGGGACGGACCGATGCGGCAGGGAGCTACGGGACGCTGCTCTCCGGAAGGAACCATCTCTTCAGCTCCGTCAAATACATGCCGGGAGAATACCGAGTGAGGGTGGCAAACGAACTCGTCTATGCGCCGGTCAATAACTGGGGAGGAGAAGTTCATCCGACTGTTACGCCCCAAATGCGGCGTTTTGCATGGGCGAAGTATTACCAGGCTTCAGGCAAGGCTAAAAAAGCCGCCACGGGCAAAAGAAAAGGCAAAAAGAAGGGTTCTGCCGCAAACAATGAACCGCAGGAAAATCAGGAAGCGCTGAAATGGAAAAGGCTGGCGCTGACCAAAAAGAAAAAGCTCCGGATAAAAATACCGCAACGCCAGTTTATCGGGGAAAGCCGGGAACTGTCCGAAAAGATAGACCGTAAAATGGAGAATGAAATCAGAAATATTTTAAACTTATAACAACATGGAAGAAATTTTTATCGCGATCATGGAACGCATCGCCGAAAAGATGCCTGAACTGTCATACATTGACGAGGACTACGGACAGCTTGAAGCCGGGGCGGAGGAGGACCACTATCCGGTAACCTTCCCCTGCGTGCTTGTCGGGAACGCCGAATCGGACTGGAATGACCTCGGTTACGGGGTACAGAAAAGCGAGTCACTCATCACCATACGACTGGCCATTGACTGCTACGATGACACCCACTACACCTCCGGAACCTATGACAAGGTAAGGGAACGGCAGCTGAAGGCCAAAGAGCTGTACAAAGCCTTGCAGGAGTTCCAGTGCACGGAAGAGACCAGCCCGCTGGTCAGGGTAAAGAGCCGGGACTATTCGCTGCCGGGAAACATCAAGGTGTACGAGACGGTTTATTCTTTCACGCTGCATGACGAGTCGGCCATGCAGTAAGGGGAAGGTTCATTCCCCCGTGAACAGGGAAAGCTGGACGGCTGTCAGGCGGGGTTTCTTAACCTTTGGGACGGGCTTCACCTCCAAGTCCTTCAGCTCCCGGCACTTGCACCGGATAATGGACATGATCCGCTCCTCGGAAATGAAAAACTCCTGGCGGGACAACACTTTCAGGGCATCATCAAAACGCAGGCGCTGCACCTCCGTCCAGTAATAGTAACGGCGGCACAGGGCTTCATCACGGAGTTCTATCAGTTTTTTGTCTCGTCCTTTAGCCATAAGTTCAGGTATATGCTGCAAAATTAGGCATTTAACCGGGGATGTTAATAAAAAAACGCCGCATCGTGTATGAATGCGGCGTTTTTCTGTTTAGAGTGTGAACAAAATCACATGGTCATCAGTTCGGTGTCATCCTCACCCGGAACAAACGGCTCGATGCGGGTGATCACCTTGCTCTGTACCTTCACCCGCCCGCTGCCATTACAGACCGGACATTTTGCGGATAAAGGAGCTCCTCCCTGGTCCAGGTAAAAGATACGTCCCTTGCCTTCACAACGCTTGCAGGCCATGACGTGCGGCGCGATGTTCTTCGTCTTCTCCATGACTACAACCGGCAGAATGAGGGTTCGATACGGTGCCAGACACCGTTTTCGTCACGTTTGTGGAAATAGTAGTTCACCGCGGTCTTGTACACCACGTTGCTCTCACGGAAGAGGTCCATGATCTCCGTGTACTCGCTGTCGAAACGGTCCTCGAGCTCGTACAGCTTACTCACGGACTTGTAGTCCAGATCGCCCTGGCGGTTGCGCTCGATCATGGTCATGCCGAGCTGGTACATCGGGTCGTCGGTACCCAGCTCGCGCCCCATGGCGTAGCGCTTCAGGTAATCCACCAGGCGTTCGGCGGCAAGGTCGGCACGCTCGTCGAAACTCTTCACCTTGTTGCTCCTCACCTCCAGCTTCATGTCACCGTCCACGATGGTGAAGCTCGCCTGCTCGTCCTTACGCAGCTGGCCGTATTCACGCATCACCGCACGGAAGGCGGCGGCCTCTTTCTCCACCCAGTCGCGGAACGCCTTCACGTCATCCACAACCGGGAGCAGCCGGTTCTTCACTTCAAGCATGAACTGCGCACGGAGGCCCTCATAGGCATCGCGCCGGTTACGCTTGCTTTCCTTCTCTTCCTGCTGGAGCTGTTTCAAAAGCTCCTTCCTGTCCTGGGCGGACAGGCTTTTTAATTGTTCTTTCAAATCCATAGCTAAAAAATTAAATGGTTGCTATTGTTGTTTATTCTCACGTTTACGGCGGATGGCACGCAGCTTCACCTGCAACGTGTCCAACGCCTCACAGTCAAGTTCACGGAACTCCTTGCCGGCGATACGGCTGTCCCGGCAGAAGGCGTTCACCCGGTCCCAGTCGGCCGTATCGATACCCAGCAGCTGCATCTGGTGCAGTACCGCGGAACGCTTCTGACGGAGAATCTTCCGGAGCTGTTCCTGATAAGTGGGCGGTACCAGCTTCTGCATGGCGGACACGGCGGCACTGTATTCCTTCAGTGTCATGTCACGCAGACTCGTGGTACGTCCCTCCGTGTACTGGGAAACGATGCTTTCCTTCAGTGCGTCACGATCCGATGTCGGAAGGCGGTTCAAAAGGCTGTAAAACGCCGCATAATTCTCGGGTTTATTTAACTGCTTGCGGCTGTTGATGTCTATCTGCATGGCTATACTGTTTTTTTGTTTATTTTAAGGTCATTGATTTCCTTAATCACTCTCTTTACTCTGATAGTACACAAATAATCAAGAAGATGCTCTTTTTCATTTTTTGTACACTTATACTGGTCGAAAAATTCAAGTATGCCCATTCTATTCAGATTTTCATTAACTCAAACTATTCATACCACATCAGCACAACTCTATGATTTCACCCACGGCAGAGCGTAGAAGAGTACGCAAAACCGAAGGGTTTCCGCTATCATAGATGACTTCCACACAACACTCATGGCGTGCGTTACGTGACACAACCAGCTCGCAAGTCATATTCTCACAGAGCCATTTTTCCACTACTTTACGGACACCAACTGCGGTGACCACAATTACCATTTTTTTACTCATAATATTGACCGTGCTGTATGTTATTCAACTCTTATCCTCCCGGTGTACTGGTTTCCCCGAAACTTCATCCCCTTGGTGAAGCCGCCCGGATATCCCAGTTCCTTGCTTCTCGCGTTTGCCAGCAACAAATGTTCCCGGCTAAGGGAGGCTACAAAACCTTTGTCCTTTTCCAGTCCCATCTCTCGGGCCTTCCGGGTGACGCTGCGTTCGGAAACACCGAGCATTTCAGCCAGCTCCCGGTTGAGGGTATTGTGATAGTGGCGACGCATGATGGAAAGCATATTACCGTTCCAAAAGATACGGGTGGAATATCCCTTATGCTCGACGAGCCGTCCCAGTGTCCGGTGCATGAAAGTACCGTCAGCAACCTTCCGGTGCTTGCGGTACTGTTCACGCTTGTACACCAGCACACATTCATGACACCAGGAACTCCGTCCCCCATTCTTCAACGGATAGAACTCACGCATCCACAACTTTCGGCCGCAATGCGGACAGACACGTTTACGTTTCTGCTTGTTGTTATTTTCACTCATAGCTGTTTATGCTGCATTCATCAGTTCATATTCAAATTTTCACCGAACGGAATAGTATTAATGTCAGCCTTTCTCGTGTAGGCCTGCATAAGTCCCACGGAAAGCAGCATATAGACATTCTTATTCGCTTTGACAACCCCGGAAATAGAGCCGACAATATGTTCAGTCTTGCCGGTAATGATTGAGCCGGCTATCTGCTCAAGCCCGTCTGGATGGTCCTCACTGGCCGCAACGCTCATAAAGGCACTAAGATCGTTTTCCTTACAAAAGTTATCCACGTATTGGCAGAGTTCCTTTACTGCCTCTTTCTGTTTTTCTGTAATCATTTCTGTTAAATTTTAATGGTTAATAATTATATGTTGAAATCGCGAAATCTCTTTTTTGATACTGGCTGTACATAGTTTCCTCCCAATCCGTCTCTTCCTCCTCCGGAAGGTCATCCTCATCAAGTTCTACCTCCTTACGGTAAATCAGATACCGTGCCTCCAGAAAGAAGAGGACCACGCGGCGCAGGAACTCACGGGCGGAGGCGATGCCGTGCTTTTCCATGAAGGAGGCGATACGGTCCGGACCGATAGTGTTCGTGCGGATGCTCACCAGACACTGCCGGCGGAAGTCCTTCAGCGTGCTGCCCCTCACCTCGAACACGCGGTCAGCGATACGGCCGAGACTCTCCGGAATATGGTATCCGGAACCTTCGTCATCCGTTCCCACCAGCAGTTCAGCAGCAGCCGTCAGCATACCCTCCACGCTCATGCGCTGGGCAGCGGCCGTCTCCTTCAGGAACACGTACTGGTAATTGCTCACGTAGGTATGTATGAGGTAGCCTTCAGGACGGCGGAACACCTCTTCGGAGGCAAGCTCCATCGAAAGGTTGTTCAATGTCACACCGGCACCGCAGCAGAAGGCGCACACCAGGCGGACGACAAGACGCTGGCGGTTGCCCCAGCCGCCAGCGATGATGGCACGCTGCAGGCTGCCGGCAACGGCCGGATCCATCTCGAAGAACAGCACCGACTTCTCCTGACGGCGGAAGAAGAACGACATGTCCGGAATACGATCCATGCAGAGGAGGATGCGCCGGGTGGCCGTGGAGACCCTGCCACCATCCGTCATGCGGATGTAGGACTTCACCAGGTGGTTCATCACTACCGTCATGTCGGAAAAATGATAGTCGGCAACCTTCCCGCGGAACAGTTCATGAAGCAGAACGGGCAGCTTCACAACGTAGTTGTAATACTCCTTTCTCATGGCTCACTTGCTTGAAGGTTTCCAGTCCACTGTTATAATCGCATCCAGCTCACCGCTGCCGCCACACACCGGGCAGGATACATGCACGTCCTCGCGGCTGCCCTCTTCCGTTCCCCAGAACCAGCCGTTGCCCTTGCAGTAACCACACTTGTGGCCGGTACTGACGAAGTTCTCACGGTTAGGCCCCTTACACATATAGGCGGGAGGACAAATCTCCAGCTGTTTCTTTATCCTGCTCATGCCTGGCCTCCTTTCTGTTTCGGTCCCGCCACATTCCAATAGTCATAGGCGCCCTTCTCCCAGATTGTGTATTCACCAGTGGCCCCCTGATAACGTCCCTTACTGAAGGCGACGTAGCCCTCTACCCATATCTTCAGGTCGGCATCATACATCACGCTCGTGGCCGCATCACCTTTAGGATTCTTGCCACGGGCATGGCTGATGAAAACAAACAGCTTGTCCGGAAACTCCTCCTTCAGCTGGATATAGTCACGATACGTCATCTGTGTGTATTGGAAGCTGTCAATGATCACGATGTTGAAACTCTTATGACGCCGGAGCCTGATCTTCAAGGTGGGGATGTCCTCCTTGATGAACGCCAAATGGCGGCTTACCTCGGCCATACCAAAGCGCCGCAGGTTATTCTGGACTGTCAGAGAAGTTCCTTCCTCCAGGGAGTTGAACGCCACACGGTCATACTTGCAAAGTTCCTTGCAGAGCTGCATCACGAAAGAGGTCTTACCGTTACCGCTGTTGCCCCACACGAACCAGCAGCCCCGGACTTCCGGAGTGTCGAAGGCATCCTTCCATTTCCCTTCGAAAGGGAATACGTCATACTTCTTGTTCAGGATGTCCCTGACATTCAAGGCACGTCTCATGCCCGCTTTTTTATTATCCTTTTTCTCTTCTTCCATGGTCAGAACAGTGTTAGTTGTCGGATATTGTCAATTCGGTCAAGTACGGCCTGCCGTGCGGCACCCCGCAGTTTCTCGTGGCAGAGCATCCTGCCGAGTGCCCACAAAAGGGCATTCTCACGGGTGGCAAACTGTCCCCATTTACGTCCCGGGTTGAAACCACCGCCGGAACCGCCCACCTCCATGTGAACGCCGGCAACCCACCAGCCGTCCTGCTGTCCCACAAGGGCGTCCAGGTAGTCGCGACCATTCCGGTAAACGGTCACCGTCTCGTATTCCCTCAAGACTGGGTAATCGCTCCAGGGAGCGGGAAGCTGCTCGCGACCGTCGATCTTTAAGTATTCAAATTTGTTTTCCATATCCTTAAAATTACGTTTGAACGGTATTTGAACGGGGGTCATTCCCCCGTCATGCGTTTCACCTTGTGAATGGACTTCCTCACACGCCGCAAATCAAAGTCACATGTCGAAGCCTCCTTTATCACCTTATCGATGTCTTTCCTGTCAGTCACACCGTTGGCGGAACAGATCGCAAACACGTCGTTCACGTCCGTAGGCTCCAACTCATAAAATTTCCGTCCGATACGGCTGTAGAACTCCTTGTAGCCGGGCTTCTGGTACCGCAAGCCGTTGCTGATGCGCTTGGCAATATAATCGGTACTCAAGAACACGACACCGCATTTCTCCTCCAGCTTGTTGTACAGGCTGATGAAATAGTGGAACACCGGTTCGGTCAGCTTGTCCGCCTCGTCGAACACCAGCAGGGGCGCGTCCATCTGGATGATGTCATCCAATATAAGCCCCCACACCTCACGGATATTATACCCTTCGGTCCGGATTCCGACCGTACGGGCGATCTCGCGGACAAAGTCACCTTTCTTCATGTCCTCAGAGCAGAGGATATAGAAAACCTCCTTATGCTCCTGGAGGTAAACACGGGCGGTGGTACTCTTGCCACAACCGGCCTCGCCGGTCACCCAGGTAACATTGCGCCAGCGCTGCGCATCGGAGAGTACAGCCGTGATCTCCTGGTAAGCACCGGTCTCCACGATCTGCCAGCCGGTAGCGCTTACACCACCGACCTGCGAGGCGACATTACGGAACATCTCGTCGCTGATATTCTCATAACGGCCATTCAGGATATTGCTAACAGTACCTACACTAACCCCCTTCAGGCTGCCAGCAGCCTTCGTCTGGCTCGGGTATTTCGCCACGTAAGCCCGGAGGCTTTCACTGATGGCGTCCTTTTCTTTCATTGTAATTTCCATAATCAATATTTTTTATCTTGTTATAAATCTGTTCCTTATAATTTCCCGACCACCTTGCGGATGCTCACTTCCTTCTTCTCAAAGCTGTCCCATGTCACGTTGCTGATGACTTTCATGTCTCGGCCGATGGAAGGACGGGCCGGCTGGCTGTATTTTCTTGTGCGACGGTCAATCTGGCGTTGCGCCTCCTTTCCGAGACCTTTCAGGTCAGGGGTACGCAGACCGTTCTGTTCCGGTGCGACACCATGTTCGTACTCGATGTCCTTGGCAACGACCTGGCGGTTTATACGCTCGTTGATGACGGCCTCCTGCTGGGCGCGGATGAAACGTTTCTCGGCTTCCGTCTGCTCCTGCTGGGCACGGTGGATCATCAGCGGGAACGAAGCCACACACTCAAAGCGCATCGCTCCGCCCTTATCCTTGTACAGCAGACGTACGCTGCTCATGTCATAAGGATCGTACTGGACATAGAACTTCTTGTAGGTGTTACGTCGGCGCCATTCCAGATCAGGCTCACCGGGGGCGGAGAAAACCTCGTAAGGGTATTTCTTTCCCTGTACCGTGATCTCGATACCGTTGGCGGTGAACAGCGACGGTTTCTCGGTCGTGTACCAGAACATCTCCACCATATCCGACACACTTACCGCATCGGTAGCCTCGTTCACGCTGGTATTGTACATCTCAATCCGGGAGATGCCGGTGGCAGGGTGTTTCATTGAATTCCACTGCTCACGGGCGGCGGCATACTGTTCCTTCAGTTCCTCCAATGTGGGGAGGGAGTCGATGTTCGCGTTGATGAATTCCAAATTCGGACGGCTTGTATCTCTCTTTGCCGTAATATTCTGCCCGGTGAAACCGAAACGTTTCTTCAATACCTGGCTCTGGAAGCGGTAGAAAATGTTCTCAATCGTCTTAGATTCGCCATTATACGGAGCTGTCGGGCGGTGGATACGGCTGATCTTCGAGAAAAGGCCCAGCGCCGCGTTCTTCTTATGACCGCCCTGGTT